TGCTTATTAATCATTATTTTTATACACTAATTAAATCTTAGAAAAACATGAAAAACTTAAATGACCTTGTAGAAGAAAGAATTGCCCACAAACTCAAGATGGGAGCATCCAATGCCGTCGCTGCAATGACCCGTTTACGGGAAGAAGGTAAGATCAGTCAGGATTTCATCTTTGAAGTCGGTACAGAAAGGAAAGGGATTTCCACAAATATCGAATTCTATCCAAATGATCTTGGGAGGATCGGTGCCACCTTCCATGTACCAAACCAAGGGTCCCGGGAATATACAATCAACAAGCATGCTATCAGACAGGTAGCAGAAAAGCTGAAGATTCCCGGTCAGTATCTTACCAATTTATTGTTTGGTGAAGAATGGCAACAGACGTTAGCATACAATATCCTCAATACGCACAACGGATGGACCGAAAGGAATAAGGTCCTGGTACGGTCTGTCGGATCAGAAGTCCGGGCGTTTCTCAGTGATCAGTATCGCCGGTTAGATTCTCAGAAAATCTTTGGTACTCACGTTGATGAGGTATACAAGAATGGTGGGCAGTTAGCCGATGGTTGGATGGATGACACCCGACTGATGGTGGAAACTCTGTTGCCAAAACCAATACAGATCAACACCGAACTCAATGGTATGATCCTGATTGCCTTTGGTACCCGTCTGTCATCTTCCGATTATGGTGACGGAGCACTGGAGTTGAGAAGCTTTGTAATGCAAGGGATCTGCCTGAATGGTTTGGTAAGGGAGTCTGTATTAAGAGCGGTCCATTTAGGATCCCGCTTACCTTCCACACTTGGTCTGTCAGAAGAAACATATGAGTCTGACAGTAAGACTACCGCGCTTGCTATCCGGGATCTTACCAAGAATCTTTACAGCTCAGATGTAATAAAGACCCGAATGCTGGAAATAAAAGCAGCGTCTGAAATGCCCATTGATCCGGCGCGTGAACTCAAAAACCTGACAGCAGTTCAAAAACTCCTGAAAGGAGAAGCTGACGAGATTGGACAGCTTCTGATGAGAAATAATCCGGATGATGGTCTTCAGGGAGATGCCACTCTTTGGAAACTTACTCAAGGAATCACTGCCTTTGCTAATCGCGAAGACATAAGTGATCGGAGGAGGAATGAGTTACAGGAGCTTGCTGGCAACTTGTTTGACAGAGTTAACAGATAATGTAAAGAAGGGGGGATTCGTCCCCCCTTTACAAAACTAATAGGATGAGCTATACAACTAAACCGGAAACAAAAGATTCTTTGAAGGCAACCCTTGCTATGATAGGGGAAACAAAAGTTATTAAAATTACTTTCCCTTATGATGTACAAATGCTTCATAATGTTAGGTCACTTATTGGTAGACAATGGCATGCGCAATCCAAGTGCTGGTCCGCTCCTTTGTATGTAGACAATATCAAACAATTACAATCATGGGGGTTTACTATTGATCCCCGGTTGCTGCAATTCGTACAAGAAAGCGAATTAAAGACGCAGAGGGCGGCAATTCTACCAATAAAGGACCTTAAAGGAGAGTTATATCCTTTTCAAAAGCAAGGTGTAGAATTCATTGAAAGAACCAATGGTAAGGCACTAATAGCTGACGAGATGGGGCTTGGTAAAACAGTACAAGCCTTGGCATGGTTACATATCCATCCTGAGAAGCGACCTGCTATTATTGTTGTACCGGCATCACTCAAACTAAACTGGAAGAAGGAAGCAGAGAGGTGGCTTCACAATCCAAAGATAGAAGTTCTACAGGGATCAAATACCCGTAAATTGAAAGGTGACATAATCATTATAAACTATGACATCTTACATAATTGGTTAGATCCTCTACGGGAAATGAATCCTAAAGTGTTGATCACTGATGAATGCCATTATTATAAAAGCAATAAGGCTAAGAGAACCAAGGCGGTAAAGCTGCTAGCAAAGGCAGTAGATCACTTTATTGCTTTATCAGGTACTCCTATAGTCAATAAACCAATCGAGGCGTACAACGCTTTACGATTGATCAATTATGATCTATTCAAAAACTTCCGACACTTTGCTGATAGGTATTGTAATCCTAAATGGAATGGGTTTGGTATGAGTTATGAAGGAGCATCCAATACTCAAGAATTACATGATTTGCTTAAAAGCACTGTAATGATCCGCAGATTAAAGAAGGACGTACTACCTGAATTACCGGAGAAGACCCGATCATTTTTTCCATTACAACTTACCAATAAGTCCGAGTATACAAAAGCTGATAATGATCTGATCCAGTTCTTAAGGGAGACCAAAGGTAATGACGCTGCCCGTAAAGCAATCTTTGCCGAAGCACTTACCAGAATTGAAGTACTTAAACAATTGGCAGTCAAAGGCAAACTGGAAGAGGCCATCAGTTGGATTACTAATTTTCTGGAAGTGGAAAATAAATTGGTGGTCTTTGCTACTCATAAGTTTGTAATAGATGCCTTGGTTGAGAAATTCCAAGGAGTAGCAGTAAAGATTGACGGATCATGTACGCCTACTGCCCGACAACAAGCGGTAGATGCCTTTCAAAGCAATCCAAATATACATCTATTCATTGGGAATATACAGGCAGCAGGGGTTGGTATTACTCTGACCGCTTCCAGCAATGTAGCATTTTTGGAATTACCATGGACTCCTGGCGCTCTTGTACAGGCAGAAGACCGGTGCCATCGTATTGGTCAGAAAGACAATGTCAATATCTACTACTTACTCGCTACCGATACCATTGAAGATAAGATTGCAGAGTTGCTTGATAGGAAAAGGAAAACCCTTGACGCAGTCCTTGATGGTATAGAAACAGATCAAGAATCATTACTTACAGAACTCATAAAACAATATCAGTCTTAATTCTATGGAAAACATTAATCTGATCCGAAAGATAGCATGGTCTTTTCATAAGACATCACAATTGGACTACGATGATCTGTTCCAAGAGGCATACCTTGCTTATGTATATGGTATGAAAACTTACGATCCGACCAAGGGATGCTACCTGTCAACTCATTTATGGAATCATATTAGTAATCAACTAAAAACGTATATCAAAAAAGAAAAGGAAAGGACTACTATTTTATTACCTCTCGA